TCTGGTGCAGCTTCTGGTGCAGCTTCTGGTGCAGCTTCTGGTGCAGCTTCTGGTGCTGGTGCAGCTTCTGGTGCTGGTGCAGCTTCTGGTGCAGGTGTCGCAGGTTCTTTTCCAATCCAGTTGCCTGCCTTGTCCCGTATACCAAGTATCACGCCGCCTTTAGCAAGGTAGAGGTCACCGTCTGCAACGGCACTGTTCAGGAGTTCTGGTGGTATAACTGGGGATTGCTTGGTTGGCTCCTTCAGCCACTCCTGCATCTGCTTAATGTAACCATCCTTTTGCTCCCGCGTGATCGGGGCGAGTGGCTGGGTAGGAGTCGGGGTCGTGGGTGACGGGGCAGTTGTGGGTACGGGCTGCTCTGCCTCAACTTCATCCTCTGGTCTGCCCTCAACCCGTGCTGCCTGTTGGAATCGGGCGCGGAGTTCTGCGGCACTGAGGGGCGACCCAGCAGTCTGAAGTGCCGCCACTGCACGATTCACTTCCTGATCCCTGAAAAAATCTGGGTCGATGTGGGCAAGGCCGCGAACCTTGCTTACTAAAGCCTTGCCGGAACGCACGACAGGGACACTGGAACCCATGACTGCACCAATCTTGGCGGCATGCCAGGCATGCATGACCTTATCACGCAGGGGTGTCTTGGAATCCAGTGCAGCATCGCGCACGAAGGAGTTTACAAATTCATCAAGCCCTTCCTCAAACCCCTCATGTACCGCTCCTTTAAATAACTGGACTGGCAGTATGCTCTTTACGATCTCGCCAGTGCGCTTTTTAATATGTTTTTCAAGAGCTTCTTGGTATATACTCGACCCAACTTTAGCACCGCCTAGCCGCTCAATGACCCCCTTCATGCTGCCGTAGGATAAGTTGCGTAGGAGGATGTTTTCAAAGCCTCCCATGCCCATTGCGCTCATCCCCGACACAATGGTTCCGGTAACAACACCCGCGAGAAGTGAATGCCCCAGTGCCTTGTCGTGCTTTTCCTCATGCGACATGTCGTCGGGAAGGGAAGCGTAGATAGTCCCGTACATCCCACCCGCACTGCGGTTTGCAGACGTAAGGAACAAATTGGAATTAATAACAAACCTATTTTGGACAAGGCGGTTGAATGACTTTATCGCAGCAGTTGCGCCCCCAACGGCAACACCAGAATTTTCTATGAGTTTCTTGGTAGCAAGTGTTTCGGCAGCCCGCTTCGCACTCATCCCAGCAGGCTTATAAAGCAAGCTGCCCGTAAGTGCCTTTACGATTCCCTTATGTGTAGCCCGTGCCGTTAACCCAGCACCCGCTTTCAGGGATGCGTAGGCAGCACCGCCGTAGCCTGTGGTCATCGTAAGCAACGCAGTTGCCCCAATGTCAGTAACCATAGGTGCAACAGTCGTCGCTACGTCATAGCCAAGCCCAAGGGGTTTGCCAAAGATTGCAGCAACTTCCTTGCGCCCTGCCTCCGATTTCTGGTGTTCAACTAAATAGTCAGCGGAACCCTTGCTCTTGAATACTATTGCACCAACACTGTGGATAATGCCCATGACGGCATCCCCAAGGGACGACTTAACGCCGTCCATCACGTTCTCTGTTGAATCGTAGTTTGTCCCCTTGGACAGGAAATCGTCAATAAACCCGACAGGGTTGTTCTTAAACCCGATGGGGTTGCTGCTCTTCGCCTTTTCCCAGTGGTCTTCGACAGCGTCATAACTACTGAACAGTTCATCCAGACTTTCAACACGCCCCTGCATATACAGGGTGCGCTGACCGTTGATTATCTCTTTCTGCTCCTCGCTTAACCGGTCATCATTCTCGACTGCTTTTTCAAAGCGATCCCGCTGGTTCATGAGCGTGGGGTGTGCAAGGACACTGCCCATCTCAGTAATGCGGATGTTCTTCTTATCGTCCTTCGGGTCTTCGTAATATTGAAACACCCCTTGCAGGTTTGCATGGCGGGTTGCCAATTCCTTGACCAGTGCCTGGATACGATCACGCGAGTATCTATCCCCCGTGGAAAGCAGGCTCCTGATCTGCTCCTCGTTGCCAACGCCCGATAACTTTTTCTCCGCTATAAATTTTTCAATTACCCTTTCCTGAACTTCGCCAAGTGCTTCAGGCAGGTCATCAAGGATCACCTGGTCAATCTCGCTGGGGTCGTCAGCAAGTATCTCCTCCCACCACGTTAAGCCCAGCAGGTGCTGGTTACGATCAGTGATCGACTGGAGGGCATCATGCAGCGGGGTTGCTCCACCGTCATCAGCAGCTTGAGCCTCTTCGCCAAGCAGGCGACCAAGGACAGCGGTCAACTCGTCATCCTGCCGCGCCTGAAACTTGGTGAGACCCGCAAAGCCGGATGCGTTTAACCCCTCATTGACTTGCCACATGTCGCGTGGATCAAGGTAGCCTGACTTATACGCCTCTATCGCTGCCTTCTCAGACTTGAGTCTTCCAGCACCTTCGGAACTTTGATCGTGGTAGTTACCGCTGCGAACAAGGCCAATATCATCCTTGATCAATGTTGCATACGATATGTCACCTGTTGCCAGGAGTGCCTCACGGGCATCATTGGACATGCCTAACTGCGTATTATAATCACTGTTGATAAACCGGTTGGCGGCATCCGCACCGTATACACTGGCCACAAGATTAGACTCCCTGTTGGGGTCATACCTGTATCCTGTGGATTGAGACGCAATCTTCTGGTATTCCTCATTAGATACCTCTGAGTCGCCAATGATCTCCTCCGCATAGAACTGCTGGATATCGATCTCCTTTTGCTTGTCTAGCTCACCTCGCTCAAGGTAAGTTACCCTGAGATAATCAAGGTAATTTGGAAGGTCTTCCGTATACGTTACGGATGGGTCACTGAACAAGGGACTCCACTGATCATATGTATAAATATGATCGTGCAAAGCATTATCCGGCAAGGCTTCTGCGGGAGGCTCAAGAGTGGAACTGGGTTCAGGCACAACAAAATACTACTTGGTTTATTACTAACGTCCAGCAGTCTGTCTAATGTTACTGGCTCCCGCACTCTTGGCACTTGGGTTAATCTGCTGGGCAACGCCAGCAGATACTGGGTTTCCTGACGCAAAGAACATCCCAAGTATCTTATTTACTTCATACACGGCTGCGGTCATTGCACTTTTAAGTGTGTTGCTGGCCTTTTGAACCTGCATCTCCTGTAGCACTGACCCCGACTTACTTGCGGAAGACTCAGCGGCTTTTATCTCTGCGGCGATTGCCTCCTCAAACTTATTATACGCTTCAGAAGAAGCACCCACAGCAGTTAAAATGTCGCCAAGTTGCTGGCGCACTTGGTTTACTTTGGCGACAGGCGCATTGACATCAGCAGTGATCTTGTCTGCGTCCTTCCTGGCGATGGTGTAAGCATCGTTAAGGCGTATGTCCTGTAATTCCTGACGTTTGCCTTTTTCTTTAGCCAACCTGTCTTTCACGCTGATGAGAAGACTTTCCCCGATATCAGGTGCAAGCCTGTGGTCTTGGATAATCTTCTCCATCCCCGAAACAGAATTAGCGTTGAGGGCTGCATCGACTGCCAGCCTGACCGCAGGGTCAAGCGCGTCTGTCCGCGACCTCAACTGGCTTGTCTGCGGGATGGATGTCAGCGCGTTGTTTGCCAACTTGGAGCCTGCCGGTGACGTAAAGAAATTCGGGTTCTTGTTTATAAAGGAGGTAACCCCCTGATATTTACTCGCGGCTGGCTCGTCGCCGCTCAAAATGTTATCGAGTCGCTCCGCCATCTCAGGCATCATCTCCTCTGCCTCGCGCTCACGTTGAATCTTGTTCTTGGCTTCAGCCAACTGAAGTTGTGCGTTTTGGTAAGCGAGGTCAGAATTACGAATACTCTGTAGGTTGCTGCGATCCTTTATGGCACGATCCTCAATCGAATCAAACTCAGGGGCATACCTGCTGGTAATCATATCCTGCTGGTTGGCAGACAAGCCGGATGTGGCTACACCGCCAAAGAATGCTTGGCGCAGGGGCTTGATATCCTTCTCGTAATCGAAGGTCGGGTCAGTAGCTACTGTCTGAGCGTAAGAAACCAAGTCATGTGCTTGGCTCTGCTGCGCCCGATACATGGGGGTCATGGTTGAAGGCTCATTGAGACGCGCAGTCTCAGAAGCCATCATCATCTTACCGGCTTCAGCCGAATAGCCTTTCTTGCGAAGCCTCCGCGCCGCACGTTTCAGCCGAGAGGATTCTCTATCCAAAGAAGACATGAATTATCTCCTAGCTGATCTTGACTTGCGCCCCCACTTGCGTATTCGATTGCCGTCAGAGTCATATGCGGGCATAGGTACAGGTCGTTTGCCCCCAGGGTCATGTGTGGGCATAGGTACAGGTTTGCCCCCGCCAGTTTCGGATATAACGCCAATGCCGCGACGCGGGTCTGCATACTGGGGGCCAGTTTTCCTCCTCACCACAGCGTGAGACCCTCTTGGGTCATCTGGATGAAATATTATGTTACCGTATCTGTCTGTCCCTATCCCGTCTTTTTTAAACTTGGTTTTGGGAACATACTGCCCCTTGCCAGTGAAGACTCCAGGTTCATTGACGCGACCCCCGCCGCCTCTGCCGCCTCTGCCACCTCTGCCACCTCTGCCACCTCTGCCACGCTCTTCCTCATCGCGCTTCTTGCCGCGCCTCTTGTCTCCTCTGCCTTCAATCTTTCTCCGACCCCTGGTGAGGCGGCGTTCCTTCTTGCGCTCGTCTTCATCAGACTCCCTGACAGACTCACGCACCTCTGTTTTGGTAGGAGAAACTTCGCCGGTCTTAAACCGACCAATATTCCTGCCCCTGGCAGACGGAGTGGGAATACCCATCTGGCCTAGCGAAGGCTGGTCGAGTTTCTCGTTGAGCCAAGCACGACCTTTCGCACTATCGCGCTCATATACTCTCTGCCTGTGTAGCCTTTGCCCTTCTTTGTAATTCCGGTTAATGTAATTATTAAATTGGTCAGCAGTTACCCCCAGCTTCCTCGCCCTTTTCCAATAAAGACCTTTCTCAATTGGGTTATTCTTAAAGAAATCAGGCTCATTCCCCATCGAATTAAGCATTTCATCTGCGAGGGCATGTTTTTCATCGATCACGGTGGCTGCTTTCCGCTCCTCCTTGCGACCTAATCGTGCCTCCTTCAAGGCCATGCGCTTGTCAAACCTGCGCTGGCTTTCTTCAAAATCTCTGCGTTCCCGTCTGCGTTCCCGCCTACCTTCCCGCGACTTGCCTGTCTTACCCTTCTTGGTTGGGGTGCTTGGCGGTTCATCGCCAGACAACAAGGGAGCGGCTCCCTTCTTCGGCTGTTGCTCGTTATTCGCTGCTACCTGCTGCTTTATGTAGTCATCAAAACTATCATACTGCGCTTGCTCTTCGGCAGGGAGAGCGTCAAACTGCTCTTTGGCTTTTTTATAAACCAAATAACCTTTAATATCCTTATACTTCTCTTTCTGTTCGGCAGAGAGGGCATCAAACTCATCTCTGCCCTCTTTCTGAAATTCATGATCATCTTCTACCTTTTTCAGATAAGCATTTTTGGAGTCATACTCCTCTTTCTCTTCTGGTGTCAGCCCCCTCCATTGTCGGATAGCCGCATCCCGCCTCATGGCTGGGGTCAAACCAGAAAGCCCAAGAGCGACATTGAAAGTCTTCCCCCACCCCGACGCACCGCCAATAAATCTCCCAAGTTTCCCTGGCGTAGTGGTTGCCCCAATGAACCTCCTTGTAAGGGGAGTTGCGGCGAATTGAGAGGCGGCCTTACCGGTACGCGCAGCGGTAGAAAGAGCGGATTGCGCCGTTTTAAAACCTTTCGCGGCGAGCGTGGGGCGAAAACCGGTCATCGCGGCTTTGTAGGCGACATCCGCTTTTTTTGCAGCCCTACCGGCTCCCAAGGCCAGTTTACCTCCCCCGAAAGCCAGCCCAGCACCAGGGATAGCGGCTGCCGCTGAAAGGGCAGCCATCTCCTTGTCCCCCTCCGCCAAATACCAACCGGCATTGGCTAAGTCAGCTATGTTGCCTATTACAGGAATCATCCCAACAACGTCGAGCGCGGTATGTCCCCAATCTTTTCCTACGTCTACTAAATCATCAAACCATCCCATAAGTCAATTGTGTATATAAAGGTAAATTTAAGGTTTCTTAAAGGGAAGTCAACGCGGGAATAGGCCACCCAAGTGGCACTTATAAAACTCTTCTAACTGTAGTAACTAATTAATTACATTTTCTATAATTAATTAGTTACTCATTATGTGAGAACTTTTTTATGTCAATCAACCGACAAATTGTCGCTCGTTAGGACAGTCGTTAGACTCTTAATTGTTCGCCGCTGGCGCGGCATTTTTGACTCCCCTTCAGTTGGTGGCTCCACCGCAACGAGGTTGTGCTTCTGTCGCGCCAGATCGAGACAGAGGAAGGCAGCGTCCGCAAGGTCGGGGCTGTGTCCAAACCGGTTCTTGTATTCCACCTTCGACTCGATCTTTACACGCAGGGTTCCGCCTTTAACCATTTCATAGTTGCGGGCTGTAATTTCCTTCGCCAGATCATTGTCGATTCCGAATAATTGTTTTGTCCTTACGAGTTCCTTGCCACAAAACCACAACTCACTTACCCTGTTCATATACATCTCCTGCCCAATCAGCTTGGAATTTGCTGAAACACGCTTATCTGATGCCTTCCCGCCAAACGAAACCCGCAATATCTGGTCAGACCACTCACCCGCCAATACATCGCAGAAGGGCGCACCGGCTCCTGTGGCATCCACCGCGACATCCTGGGGGAGAATCTTCCTCTTCACGCAGGCATCCTTTACCTGACGAACAATCTGATAGGTGCGCGGCACGGCTTTGTTGGTGGCATCATCATTGAGGTGGATAGCCTCACCCAGTTCACAAACATACTGCCCTGTCTGGTCATACCCTACCTTTCCAGTATACAAGATTGTGCGGTCACCGCCGTTGGTAAACGCGGGGTCAAGTCCGGCAATCGCTATCGGTTTCCCTGCCCAATCCACCTTATCCATTGCACCTGAACGACTTAACTCCGCTTCAGAGTAGATACCCTCAGTCTCGTCGCTATCAAAGAAAATTGCCCTGACCATCCTCATATACCCCCGTGACTCAGCCCCCAACAATGATCTGTCTTCGGAGAGCTTTTCCTCAGTAGGTAGCCAGGGATACTTTACTTTTCCTTCCAGTATATTGGGGCTGCGCTCCCCGTCGAAACGGATATATGTCCCTCCCCACTTGGTTACCCACCTGTCGTCCAAGTCTGGATTAATGGAAGACCACCCGTCCAGTGGTTGGCTCCAACTACCAAAGGCATCAAAACGCGAGTTCGGGTTGCTCATGCCCGTGAGGTAGAAATGGGGGTTCTTGGACAAGTTGGATAAGCCCGCCTGCAAGATTGCCTCGCTCAGTTCGGATAGCTCATCGCAGATCAAGAATACCCGTTTCTGCTTGATCCCAATGAACTTACCGACAGCTTCTCTTGTTTTGGATTTCTCCGCTGCGATAAGCGATAGCCCTGCGCGTTCAATTAAGTTACCCTGCTCGTTCACATAAGCCACGTTCCCTATAGAGTCCCTGATCTTCATTGGAGCATCCTCGATGACAGAGAGCAAGGAGATAACCGACCCCCATATCCGCTTACGCGCCTCCCGCAATGTGGTTGACGTTAACAACACAAGGGTGTCACGGGGGGCAGCCAACCAGTTGAGGATGCCCCAAGCTGCCATTGTGTGTGATTTACCGCTGTTTGCCGCGCCGCCCACAGAAACGTATTTATTTTCAATGACGGCGCGGATCATTTCTTCCGCCCAAGGATGGCGCACCATCATATGTTCCGGCAGTTCATCGCGGTTCCATAACTCGTCGCATAAACGCCAGAAATAATACTCCCTAGCTTTGGGCTTCTTATGGTTGGCGAAACCGTAAAGTAATGCGGTCAGCGTATTGGTTACGGGTATCTTGAGTCCACCGACTTCCATCTCTTTGGTGTCGGGATTGATACGAGGTTCATATGCGCGGAGCTTGCGTTTCATATAACTTGAATAACTATTAGAATAATAGTATTATTAAAACGGTTTGTCGAAGGTTTCCAAAAAAGAAGAATTACTGCAACGGGCAGTCGCCCTATACAAGCAGGACTATAAACTGATTAGCATCAGCAGGGAATTGGATGTCCATACATCTACGCTTCGACGCTGGCTGCGTAATGCAGGATATGGGGCTAAGAAAAATCCTCATGGGGCAAACCCCGTTAACGAAGAGAAGAAAGACGCTGATCCTTTACAGGATGCCCTGGAAGAAAAGCTCGATGAAGCAGTTAAAGAGGAAACACAGCTTAAAGCACACGATGCCAGAATAGCGGAGGACAAGGATTTGCTTGAACTCGCGCAGGCGCAATCCTCGCCAGGGGAAAAGTATCAGTCTTATGTAGCCGCTACAGCCGTCAAGTTAATGCGGGACTCTGTTAAGAATCTGCGCGGGCCGCGCACTATTAAAGAGTTGTCAGAACTTGACCAAATCATACGGCGCAACCTGGGTCTCGATAACAGGGGCGGTTCCGGCAAAGTTCAGATAGACATATCTATCCTGAATAATACCAAGGCAGACAAAGGAAAAGGAGCAGTCGATATAGGCTCAAAAAAAGTAATTGATGTAGACCCGCTCGAAGACAAGTAAACCGCCATGTCAGAATCTGCCGAGGCTTATGAGGAGCCTGAAAGCGTATTGCTTTTATACTCAGGACTACAGGACGCTTTTATAGGGTCAGTAGAAACCTACGGCAAGCCACCAGTTGCCTGCTACTCCAAGAGGATGACGATTGATATCCTCCAGAAGGATTACGGGCTGAGTGAGGACGATGCTTATAGAAGATACGAATACGAATATCTTCAATCAGATTACGGAGAGGCAACCCCCGTTTTTTTGGATGACGAATCAATTACAAATGTTTCCTGACAGACTAATCGTCACCGACCCTTGGGTTTTGATTAGGGTAGAACTCCCCCCGCTTGACTTTAAGTTTGTCGCAGAGATGCAATCGGGTGCTTTCTACTTGGTCAAGCCCTGTGTGGCGAAGGAAGTCTATTACCTGCAAATGTTGGGTAAAAATATTGATGTCTTTCTGCCCACAGAGGGGGAAGGTCTGCTTGTGCGTTGTAAAGCAATAGACTCCCTATGGTCATAGGAATTGATAACGGGCTATCCGGTGGTCTGGTAGCCATATCTGCCCACACGGGGGCAGTCATCGACAAGACAGTAATGCCGACCATACACCGTCTAAAAAAGAGGGAGGTGGACACAAGGAAAGTATACGAGTGGATTACTGCGCTTAATTCCCCTTTTATATTCGCAATAGAGGAACCACTGCACCATGCACGTTCTTCGCAGGCGGTAAGGTCGATGGCGATTTCTTTTGGTAAACTGTTGGGGCTTGCGGAAAGTCGCCAGTGGGACTCCCGCTGTGTAAGTGTCCACAAGTGGCAAAAGGTCATGCTGGGAAACACTCCTAAAGGGAAGACAAAGGAAGCTGCTTTAGCTGTAGCTAACGAGCTTGCCCCTGAAGAGTGCTGGTTAAAAAGCAAGCGAGCTACTAAGCCACATGACGGCATGATTGATGCTTTTTTGATCGCCAGATACATAAGAGGAAAATAGTTCTGGACAAGAACTTGACTGTCGTTTAAAGTCGTTCCCCAAATGAAAGCACTGTTTCCCAGACAAAAGGGGACTTGGGCGTTTTTTGTAGAAAAACTAGCCGAAGGAACCAGCACAATTGATACGTCCAGCGTTGGCACAGGTAAGACTGTCGTTGCCGCCGCGATAGCGGAAACCCTTGAATGTCCTGTCGCGGTGATCTGCCCCAAGGCCGTCATCCCCACTTGGGAGCGCGAACTGAAAGAGTTTGGCGTTAAGCCAATCTTTGTCCTCAACTACGAAAAGATACGGACGGGGGGAACGCCTCACATGAACAAGCGTGGCAAGATGATAATGGCGTGGAATCTGCCAAAGAACACCCTGGTATTCGTTGACGAGATTCACAAGTGTAAAGGCCCATACACACAAAATTGCCAACTGGTTATATCCTTAGTGCAACAGGGTTACCGTATACACGGCATGAGTGCGACAGCCTGCGAGAACCCCACAGAGATGCGCTCAATAGGGTTCATGCTGGGGTTGCACGGGCTGAACAAGACCGGTAACGGTAAAAGCTCTTGGTATCGTTGGATGGCAGAGAACGGGTGCGCTCAAGATCGCTGGAAGCAGTGGAGACTGCTGAGTCGTGCTAAACTGTCTGATGTTAAAGATTCTATCTACGGTGTAACCGGAAAGAAACTAACGGTGGAAGACTTCCCTGACAGCTTTCGGGATAACAGAGTCTTCGTAGAACCTGTCCAGTTCGGTGGGGCGAAGAAGATTATCAAGGCATACGACGAACTGGGCATCACACCTGCTATCGTCCAAGAGTATATCGAGAATGGAACTGTAACAGACAATGAGCATATACTGGTCAACTTGTTGAGAGCTAGGCAGCTTGCTGAAAGTTTCAAAACGCCAGACATTGCAGAAATGGCAGAAGACCTAGTTGGCCAGGGCAACTCTGTTGTTATGTTCGTTAACTTCAGAGAGACCGTGGAAGCCCTGTGCGAGAAGCTGCATAAGTGTTACCGGATCGAGGGAGGTCAATCAGCAAAGGAAAGGCAACAGGTTGTAGACGCTTTTCAGAATGACGAGATAAACCTACTGGCTGTGAACATCGCGGCAGGGGGAACCGGTCTTTCCCTCCACGACATCAACGGCAAGAGACCTCGTATCTCCCTCATAAGCCCGTCCTTCTCTGCCAAGGATCACTTGCAGACGTTGGGGCGTATCCACCGCAACGGGGCTAAATCTGATGCCATACAGAAGATTCTGGTCGCTGCTGATTCTATTGAGGAAGCAGTGATGAAGTCAATAAAACGTAAGCTAAAGAATCTGGAGGCGTTGCATGGCTGATGTCAGAGACCTACTGAAGCCACTCGCACCAAGGACTCAGCGTCACCACTTGGTTGAGTGTATAACAACCGAGGAAAGCCCACTCAGACTAACCGTTTTCGATGAGGAAAAACACGACTTTATGCTCGCCCAATTTGGCGCGGCTTGTAATGTGCTACCATCAAGCGTCCCACAAAGGTTAAGCTATCGTACGTCTCGCAAAGGATAATCACCCAAAAATAACAACAACCAAACCCATGATTGAAGAAACAATAAATACTGCGCTAACAAGAGCATATAACAAAAGCCCTAGAAGAGATGGTCACTGGCCTTCTTTTGAAACGAGAACCCGTAAATGTATTATCGAGGAATACAGTGAGAATATCACATGTAGCGATATTATAACCGTGTTCTCAGCCATACTTGGAGACATTGAAGAAATAAAAGAAGGAGTCTTTAAGCAAGAAAAGGATTCAGACAAAGTCGTCTACTTTGTTGAGAACGGTAAATCAGTACAAAAGGAATCAAAATTCCATATACAATCAGTATTATACTGGAAGCTCTGTGACTTTGTCGCCAACCTCAAGCTCTTGCTCGTTGAAGACAAAACCAAGAGGGGTAACTCAGAAGAGCAGCAGCACGTTCAGTTTCTTGTAGGTAACATCGAAGAACTTATGGTGCGGTTGCACTCAATTAGAGAAAGCATACGTCAGAGTGACATACACGCGGGCTGCATCGATGATGAGAATTGCTACAGTGACCTATACTGGCTTGTGAATGATATTATCGCAGACTTGGATGATCGGTTTGAAATGCAAATATACCTGGCGATGCACTCAAGACTCAACCGATAAGCACAAACAATTAGGCTTCAGGAATAGAGCCGTAAGAGAGCTACGGACGCAGAGCTATCATGTCATTGAACACCTGAAGCCTACCTATTTAAAATGAAAGACACACCAGAAACAATACACCTCAGTGAGGAAATGGGGGAAAAGTTATTTAGTATAGCCGCCAGAAAGGTAAGGCTAACACATCCAGAAACTGGTGAGGAATTCATATTGGGGGATAATTGGAAAACATTCCGCGATCAACTTTCAGGCTATCCGAAACGGGTCTTTGACACAAAGGTTCTTCAAGTGATAATGGAATTGCTAACCGATGCCTCGCATGACTAACGGCAAGGAAACGCAAGTATATCTTATGCTGGATACGACGAACAACTTCTATAAGATTGGATGTTCAAAGCAACCACGCTACAGAGAAAAGACCCTTCAATCAGAAAAACCCACCATTGAGCTACTCTTCTGTTTTGAGGGTTCCCGTAAGGATGAGAAATACCTTCACGAACATTTTAAGGAAAAAAGGATACGAGGAGAGTGGTTTCATTTAGATGATGACGGTGTGGCATATATTAAAGAATACGCTGACAAAATTGTTAAGCCTTGGGACGAGTGGCCTCCCGAAAATGACTTATACGATTTAACATATAACGAACAGGGTAAAATTGATTTTAAATGTAGCCCAGAAGAATGGGAGGAAGCCAGGAAGGGGTTCAAGTTTTACGAGTGGGGGTCTCCTGAATATAAGGCCGCAGAAAAAGAAAGAATTAAAAATGAACAACCAGAATAACACACCAGACCACACCAGCAGAGACCACGCGGAATTCTCACCCTCCAGCCTCAAGTATGTAGCCGCATGTTCCGGTTACAACGGGCGTTCGGGGACGAGTGCAGCCGCTGAGAAAGGAACCAGGATACATGAGGCTTTGGAAGTGCGTGACTCTTCCGCGCTCCATAACGAGGAGGAGGTCGAGATATATGAGGAGACCTGTCGCATGGAGGACAATTTCTTGGCATCCATAATCGGAGACGCAGAGAACAAGGAATACCATGAGATTCAGGTCGATGTGGAACTGGATGGCACAAGCACATGGGGAACCTGTGACCGGCTTACCACGTTCGGGGACACGGCGATCATGGGCGATTATAAGACAGGTATCAGCATCATCGACGAACCGGAAAAGAACTGGCAGGCGAAGACCTATACAGTCGGTGCTTTCCAGAAGTTCCCTGACCTGAAGAAGATTATCTTCGTATTCTATATACCCGTCCGTGGGGAAGTCCTGCACGGGGAGTTCAAGCGTGATGACTTACCCAGGCTTATCAAGGAAGTATCTGATGTAATCAAGGCCGGTGAGAAGATACGCCCCCAATGGGAGGACGGCACACCTGAACTGGAAGCCCTGTCACCTAACGTGAACTGCCGCTTCTGTGCATATGAGGACAAATGCCCTGCGCTGGGTGCTATTGCCTTTGAGGTAGCCAAGAGAGTGTCGGAAAACACCCTGCCGGATGTAGACATCTCTGACCCTGACAACCCTGAGACCCTGGAGCAACTGTGGCCTATCGCAAAGATTGTGACCAACTGGGCTACACGCATCAGGGCGAAGGCTGTGGCGATGGCTAGGGACGGTGCAGAATTCCCATCTTTGCGACTACGCTCTATGGGTGCGTCTCGTAAATGCAATGACAATACACAACTGCTGGATATCGCGTCACAATTTAACCTGCCTCAAGAAGAAGTAGTAAAATTAGCTAACTTTCCCTTGAAAAAAGTAGCAGAGGCTGTAGGTAAGGCAGCCCCTGATGGGGAGAAGGGTCGTATGGCTCAAGAATTTATGGATGCTGCTGAAGCAGCAGAAATAATAGACACATCAGATACGCGGTATACGCTGACCTGATTCATTCAAAATAGTAAAATACACAAAATAACAAATGCCTAAAACAAAGGAAAAAAAGGAAGAAATCGTCGAAGTGAACACTGGAGTAGCTACCCCAGTAGAAAGCAATCTTGAATTTAGGATTGACCCTTCCGACATCAACATCCCCTATTACGCTATCAAGTCTGCTTTGTCGCAGTATGATGCCGGTGAACTGGGGGACTTAGTAGTAGACAAAACCCATGTCGTTGCAAAAGGCGGCGAGCCTGTTGAAATCAGCATCATCAAGATGATCAAGGGCTGGGAAGAGGACGTTAAGTTCGGTAACCCAAAGGAGCGTGTTTACTCTATGGAGGCGCGTGACGAACTTGCGGCACGTTCTCCAAACGAGTTGAAGGAATTCGCGGAGATTACATTCGCTATTGAGAAGCCAGAGGACGGTGATGACGGGGCATACCCCTTCCCTATCGGGGACAAGTTCTACACTATCGGTATCCTTACCGTTAAGAACTACGCTCTCGTTAACACATACAAGCGGGTTTGCACTCTGGCATCCTTCAACCCCAGCATGGCACTGGGAGACAAGAAGTGGAAGCTGACTGTCAACCATGTCCAAGGTAAGAACAACGACTGGTGGCAGCCGGAACTGGCTGTGACTCAGGAGGAGTCTCCGCAGGCTATCATCGACTTCGTGGCATCATTTAACTCCTAAAGTATATGCCAAGCTCAGAAGAAGAGATTGAAGTAATCGAAGGTGAACAAGCCCTGGCTGAACAGCTTATTGGCGAGGTTACCGAGAAGATCGAGGAACTGGGGAAGCAGAGGGAGCGTTTGGTCGTTCTTTCCACCGTGTTCACTAGGTCTTTGAAAGACCTTCGGGAGAATCCGGTGCAGAGTGCGCTGGCTATTGAAAGCGACGAGTAGTCTAAATCCACGGCGTAGCAGGGTTTTATCGTTTTGATCCTGAATCGCCTGCCGCTCCAGCGGCACTGAGGTCTTACGCTTTCTTCCTCAGTGTCGTTGGGGCTTTTTTATGGGGATAACCATGTATAAGAAGCACCAGATAGATAGAAATACTTTTGCCGTAGACTTTGAGACCTACTATGACAAGGGCTGTTCGATAAAGACTTTAGGGACGCTGGGCTATTTCTCTCATCCCGATTTTGATGCCTACATGGTGTCTGTTGTCGGGGACGATGGAACCAACTTTGTAGGTGACCCTAGAGTGTTCGACTGGTCTTCCCTTAAAGGGCATACAGTTCTTTCGCATAACGCTTCATTTGACGAGACGCTTTACCTGTTTGGTGTCCGCAAAGGGTGGTGGGCTGGGGTGCAACCGGCTGAGTGGCATTGCACGGCAGACTTGGCTGCTTTCTGCGGTATACCGCGCTCATTAAAAGGGGCTACGGGGGAACTGTTTGACCTAGAGGTCTCCAAGGAGACCCGCAACAACATGATGGGTAAACGATGGGGGGAAATGACCCCAGAGTTTAAAAAGGAAGTCAGTGATTACGCCCTAAAAGATTCGGAGTTATGCTTAAAGCTGTGGAAGGAGCTTAAAGAGAGGTGGCCTCAAAGGGAGCGGGATATTAGTAGGGTCAATCGGAAGAGCGTTCAACGGGGGATTCCCATTGACATAGCCCTCCTGAAGGAACAGCAGGAAAACGTATCGCAACGCCTCTTTGAGGCAGAAAACTGTATCCCGTGGATTGGTGAATCGCCGCCGCTTTCCCGCAAAGCGTTTAATGAAGAGTGCCGCAAGATAGGTATCGAGCCTCCCGCAAGCCTAGCCCTCTCAAGTGAAGAAGCAAACGAATGGATATGCCTTCATGGCAAGGACTACCCGTGGATTGAAGCTGTCCGCGACTACAGGCGTATCAATGCATTAAAACGTAAACTGGAGTCCTTCGATTACGCCACAATGTCAGACGAACGCTATTATGGCGGGTTAATGTATATGGGAGCGCATACTGGACGCTTCAGTGGCAGCGGGGGAAATTTAAATTTGCAAAATTTGCCGAGGGGAGAAATGTTCGGTGCTAACCTCAGACATCTTGTTAGCCCAAAGAAAGGCAAGAAACTTATTGTAGCGGACTTATCCCAAATTGAGGTTCGCACCTTGTGCTGGTTGGCAGAAGATCAGGGAACCCTGGAAGAGATCAAGAAGTCGGACGATATCTACGAGGCGTTTGCAGTTCGATTCGGGAAGTGGGACTATGCAAAGGGGTCATTAAAAGACAAAGACCCAAAGCTGCGCCACACGGTGAAGACGATGGTGCTTGGTTGCGGCTACGGGGCTTCTGCCAAGAAATTTGCAATGATATCAGGGATGTCACTGATGGACGCTCAATCAGCAGTGAGCCTGTATAGGCACAAACTCCAAAAGGTTGTGGCACTATGGAACAAGCTGCAACGTGATATGCACATAGCGTACGCCCAGAACAAAGACTTTAAACTGAAGCTGCCTTCCGGCAGAGTGTTAAATTACGGAAAAATCACTACCGCTCTGCAAGGGAACAGGCGTAACTACATAGCTATGCTAACCAAGGGGTCAAAGAAGATACCAATAAGACTTTGGGGTGGGCTGTTAGCGGAAAATATATCTCAGGCACTCGCCAGAGATATCTTCGCTGATATGCTCCTCCGCATTGACGCGAAAGGCATTAACGTCATCTTCCATGTGCATGACGAATTTGTGATCGAAGCAGAAGAATCAGAGGCAGATAACGTCCTGAAACAAGTAATAGAAAGCATGTCAAAAGCTCCTGGCTGGATACCGGATATCCCGCTGGCGGCAGAAGGCAAAATACTAGAGAGATACGAAAAATGAGATACCGGTTCATTAAAAACCTTAAAGAAACAAAAACGAATAAAGCGGACTCCCTTTACTCCAAGAAAGTCAGTAAACCGAAGTTTGCCTCAAAAGCCAAGTATAGAGAATGGTGTGCGGAAACCACAACAGACCATATCTTCTATAGCCTGTGTGAGGGGGACAATCCGAATGTCCGTATCAGTAATGACAATCCAGTAAATGCCGTCAACGGATTTGCCGCTGACTATGACGCTAGGGTAGACTGGGATGTAGTAGATAAACTCATACAGACCCAATGTAAGGAATATCTGCCCACTTGGAGGACACGCACACAATCAGGATATATACGCTTGGTGTGGGTGTTTGAAGACCGCCTACCTATTACTCCTGATATGTATGATGCCTTTGTTAAAAGGCTTTCTACGCAAATAGGGATTGAGCGTATATTTGCCGGATTCGATACTTCATCATACAAAGCGAGTCAGTATTTCGAGATAGGTGAAGACTGGGTGAAGACGGGCGACCTGTTACCTAAAGCCGTTTACCGCACGGCATTGATGAAAGCTGCTGGCGATAAACCGCCCCAATCATCGGATACCTCAATACCCATTGATATCGTTGAAAAGCAGGTTCACAAGAAGTTTGCTAACCGGTGGGAGGGCGAATTCACAATAGGGTCAAGGGGGCCGTTGTTTTGGATTGATGACGGCATCGAGCGGGAAGGGTGTCAGGTAGTTGACGAGGGTATGGTCTGTTATTCCGATAGGGCTGGAAAGGGGTTTGTATCCTGGAAAGAGATATTTGGGACGAAGTTTGTAGAGGACTACGAAACCCAAAAGATGGGGAGCCTGCTAGACCAATACTGGTTCAACGGAAAGATGCACTACAAGCTATTGCACGGGTCGGCACAACAGATACCCAAAGATCAATTGTGCCTTGAGCTTCGCAAGGCTGGGTTCTCACCGCGCCCGAAAAGGGGGCAACCACTCTCAGAGATGGAGACTGCCCTGTTGGCTATCGCTAATGAGAACAGAATTGACGAGGTCGCTCCAGTGGTATTTAGCAACGATAGAGTCGTGGAGTATAACAGTCACCGGATTCTTAATAACGCTAATATCAACCCCGTTGAGCCAGCGGAAGATGGTGACCCTTCCAAGTGGCCTTTTCTGCACAACTGGCTATCTCAATTATTTGCTGACGATAAAATACACACGGTTACTTATTTTTATGCGTGGATGAAGAGATTCTACGAGGCCGTTCTCAACAGGGAACCCGCCCAAGGACACGCACTCCTTTTAGTGGGGGCTACCAACAAAGGCAAAAGCCTGTTATCGAACAGAGTAATTAGTGCATTAGTCGGTGGGTTTGCTGACGCATCGGACTACCTTAGTGGGCAAACAAACTTCAACAAGGACTTGGCGAGAGTTGCTGCTTGGGTAATTGATGACACGACATCAGCAGCGTCCTTCCAAGACCAGAGGAGGGCAACGGAGTTAATCAAGAAATGCGTAGCCAACCCTAGAATAGAATACCACGCGAAGTATGTGGATGCCGTCACCATTCCCTGGACGGGGCGGGTTGTCCTGTCTCTTAACATGGACGCGAACAGTTTATCAGTTATCCCCGCTCTCGACTCAAGTAATAAGGACAAGTTGATGGCTCTGCGAGTCTCAAAGAAGGCATCCAGTAAATTCCCTCCCAACGCCGTCCTTGAAGAGACTATACGGGAAGAACTCCCCCACTTTGCACGTTGGTTGCTTGATTGGGAAGTCCCTAAAGAAGTCAAGGGGGATGCACGTTTTGGTATCGCTTCTTATATTGACCGTAAGATTGAGTCAGCAGCTTACGACAACTCAAGTCGCTCTACAGTAGCTGAACTGGTTGAGTTCTTTGTTAAACGCGCAAGAGACCACTATACAGAACCGGCATGGAGAGGAACCCTTACAGAATTTCAGGGGTGCATCCACCTGTTTAACAACGGCAGGAACATTGGCGTGTCCGGCAACATGGAGTTTGTACGGAGGGGTTTTTTGGTTTTGGAGGAGACAAGTAAGGGGAACAAAAAGTCACGGCCAATAAAATCAATAGGGTCGGGGCAGGGAAAAACATGGGAAATTGACCTCAATGAAAAATATGATATAGATAAAAGCAGTCCTATCCTAGAAAAGGAAACGGCTGATGCTCATGAGTAGAGAAGAAATCGAGGATTTCCTTGAAGAGGCTGTCGGCAGCGATGCGTCCGATATACTCCTGCCTGACGGTTTTGAACGGGCTTTTGTCGGTGCTGCTCTTGACCCGCCCAGAGCTATATTCAGTATAGACCTCTGCATCAAAAAGCTAATTGAGCAGGGGATGAGCCAGGATGACGCAGAAGAGTATTTCTGGTTTAACGTGGCTGGTTCACATATGGGGGAGAACACCCCGCTCTTTATATACACCCTTACTTGAACTGGGCAGGTGGGTTCAATTCGCCAATGGCTATCTGGTATCCATTGGACTTGAACATAAACCCTGAGTCCTCTTTATCTCCAACCTTCCTGTATTTGGCTTCGTCGATTAATGTATATGAAGGTAGCCACCCTACCAGAAACACATATGCCAAGTCGCGTCTCACACGGGTGAAGAAGTAAACATCATTCTCAGGAACAGCTATTTTCTTTGTATTTACAAAGGCACTGAATTCCGGTTTGGGTCTCCCGCTACAAACCTTGGATTTAACTTCCACCTTCTGCTTCTTGTAGACTATGTCATGTGTAAATACTTCGTCACCTACATACCGGCTACGAGGCAAATACGCATTAACCGCAATCTCTCCCAAGCAACCCGTTAGATTTCCCATGCCCCGCGTATAGGAGCCGGGTAGTATCCCCATAGCGCAGGAGCGTTCGTGGGCTAATGATATATCCTCACTGGACGGGGAAAAAACTACAAATTCCTTGCCGTGTTTGAACCGCTTTCTTCCTCTGTGTGAGCGGCTCACGGCTTACTGCTTTTTACGTTTATCTTGGGCTTTTTGTAGCTTTAACCGCTCTTCGACTGCGGTACTAAAATCCCACCCCTCTTGGCGAGCATTGCCTAAGTTAACAATGATGTCAGCATTGCGCTCCATGCGGGGAGCTATTCCCGTGCCTTCTGCCTGGGACTTTCTATACTCATCGCTATCTAAATACTCTTTTGCAAAGGCAAAGTATTCTTCATTTTTGAAATGTTCCCTAGCCTTGGGAGACAACTGCCAATCGGTTCTGAAGGCCATATCGGCTAACGCAATTTGTGCTTCGTCCGGGAGAATCCCCCAGTGCATTTCACCTATATCATTTTTAACTACAGAGATTGCGTGTTTTAAATCTTGATCGAAAAGCTCTTTAATTTTCTTGTCATCAATCTTGCCAAAATTCTCTCCCTCCTTTATCAGGTGACCCACGCCTATAGTGGCATTGCCGTAGATGTCGAGATACGGTGTGTGTCGTGTCCCCTCGTTTCTTTCGATATATTCAAAAAATTTTTGTGTGTCTTCTGTGGGCATAGTAATTAAAATCTAACAGGTGTTAAAACTTTCCATTTTATAAGGTCTCTTGGTGTCGGGCCAGGTTGAGTTCTCCTAACCCTGACGCGCCCGATTGCTTTGTTGCCCCAAGTTATGTAGGTGTAGCCGGACATCACAGAATTCCTTGCTGGCCTGATCCATTCGGCAACAGTGAACCATCCGAAGTTATCAAACTCATTCACTTCAAGTATGTAGTCGAACTCTGCTCCCGCCGACACCCACCACATCCCAAAAACTTGTTCGGAATGATCATAGAAGGTAGTTAACTGCGGCGTTGGTAACTCCTGTGCGCTTGCAATGCCCCAGGATAGCAGTAAGGCGAGAATGATCTTTTTCATGCTAACCTCTTTAGAATTGTCTCCCAAGCCGGAAAGAATATCTCCTCCATACACCTGACTACCGCCTCTTGTTCGTACCTCTCTGAAAACCCAACACCACTTATGAGTAGGGCAGCTTCCATCATTTCATGCCGCAGGGTTTCCAGGGCTACCTTGTCGTCCAGCCCCGTGTTGATTTGGATCAGCTTGTCGTCATGGAAGTATTCCCCAAATGTGTCGCTATCTATTCCCTTGAACTCCTCAACAACCAGCTTGATGCGCCTTCCGGCTATCGTAACTGTCTTGGGAAATTTCATAGGTAATCACCATTTGCTGGCTAATTCGTTATAGAGAACTATACCACCTGTAATGGCTGTAGCCAAGCCGTCCTTATGGGCTGTAGCCAATTGCCAATCGTCCTGGTTAGTGCCAAAGAATGGTTCTGCAATGACCGCAGGACAATGCGTCAGGCGCAGGAAACTAGCCCCGCGAGACCCTTTTCCGCGCCCCTTAATGCCCCTGCTTGTAAACTGCGGGAATGCGTCCTCCATAGAGTCCCGTAGGGAACGAGCCAGGAGCCTTCCGTTCTCGCTGCCCTGCCAATAAAGCCATTCGTGTCCGGTAGCAGACGGGCTGGCGGCGTTGAAGTGAAGCTCGATGGCGAACTCTGCGCCATCACTTTTGAGCTTCCTGGCTAACCAGCGCATAGCACTAGTATACCCGTTACCGTGATAGGTGTTATAAATGCGGATATCCTGGCGGGTCTTTATGGATATCTGCTGCGCCAGGTCACAGTTATAGTCATACTCAGTGGTTCCATCCACTGAGGATGCTCCGCTATCACCCTGGCGACTGTGGCCTATGCAGAGGGCTATCATTTCTTTAAGCCCATTTCAACAGCCTCCTGAAAAGACGGTTCGGTTGCTAAGTGCTTCTTCATCCGCTCTAGGATTTCTTTTTGTTTTGGGGTTTGGAACCCCAGCCACTCTTTATTCCCTTTTAGTGGTTCTCTAACACTCGCGTCAGCCCATTTATAATTCATCCAATCTTCAAACTTTCTATTTTCACGCCCCTCATTCTTCAATTTTGTATAGAAGGCTTCATCAATTTCTTTCTGCTTGTCGTCTCTAGCCCCCATATATTCCTCTCGTAACGCTCTCCACTCTGGATCAACCCCCTCATCGGATAAACGGTGGAGCATATCCCCCCAGATTAACTTTTTTAACTCGCCTCTTTCTGTGGGGGCATTTGAGTAAATCTCAATATAAGGTCTTGGGTCACTCGTATTTTTTGTGGGGTTCTTAGGTTCATCCGGTGACATGAACTCTATTGAACCACCATACCCACTCTCCCCATCCACACGCTTAACGACATAGCCATGCGGCTTTAATCTTGGCATCTCTGAATATATCTCAGACAGAATATCTCCATATTCTGATGGGTTCATCGACCCTGGATATGCGTCTCCCCCAACGGCCTCTGTTGCTTTTGGTTTTTCAGGCATCGCTTATGTCGGCCCCACCCCAAAGAAGATCGCGGTTAAGGGGACGATGAACAAGGATGCGATAGCCAGTAGAATGATGGCTATGATGATCAGGGTGTTGACGAGGCGGAAGATCATTTCCCGCCCCCTATGATGACAGCCCGCCGGTAGCTATAATCCGAATGAAACTTCTGGCCCCGTCCCATCAGTGTTCCCTCAACGAAAGGATATTTAAATCCTTTGATGAGGGTCACTGTTGGGGGATCATACATCGCGCTCTCGTTCAACGCGCTGCGCGAGCCTTTCAAGCCGCAACTTTGCAGCAGGGCTGCCATCGGCAGCAAGGCGATCAATTTCATCTTCCAGGTCATAAACGTAGGTTCTCTGCCGCCAGTTGGCATACGCAATGTATGCTTCAAGGGCGGCGGTTATTAACCGGAAGAAGTTCACTTCTTCTTGTTAAGGACAGACCAGACTAAACCGACGAGAGTCACAAGGGCTGATACGCCCGTAGTAACCTGCTCACCAGATGCCAAGCCAGCCTGAGTCATGAACCCACCGCCGAAGGTGAGGATGTGACGCACGATTCCTAAAATAGCTTCTTTGCTCATTTCTTATTTTTGTTTTTTAGTAAATGGTAGAGCGAAACCACCGCAACGGCGATTCCTAAAAGCCCTCCCAAAATCTGAATTGTCCATTCCATTTGTTCTTGGTATGGGGAGATGACCGCAAGGGCTGACCCAGCCATTCCGGTTGCTCCTTTGGTTAAAATTTCTCCGGTGTTCATTACTCAAACGGGTTTGGCGGGTGGTTCCAATCGGCGGGTAGCTCATCAACCAATGCCGCTGTTTCGGTGGGGGTCAGGAGATAAAGATAATCCCCGTTAATCTGCAAATATGCTCTTCCCCCGCCGTGTTCAGTTTCTGCGCTCCAAATGCGTCTGTAATCGGGGTTGCCCTTCTCCGTAGCTGCTTGCTCAGAGCGTGTTAGAGCATCTTGCTCCGTATTGAATAATAAATATTTCATCAGTAGACCTCCAAAGCAGTATTTATGTCGGATACAATATCAGCATTATTGGATGCTTGATCAGTAGCATATACTATAAACTCCTGCACCTTTCCCGTGGGGCCGGTAGTGAATGTTTTTCCAATACCAATGTTTTGTGCTGTAGCCCCTCCAAGGGCTGAAGTTGTCGAGTCTGTAGAGGAGTCAGTGTCGGCTGTCCCATTGATCACCTGGCTCCTCGCAGATGTCCCTGCGTGGAATGAATACAGCCTGCGCTTGTCTAACAAACCACCAAGACCATTGTCAACTGCGATAGCTGCGGCGAGACTCGTGTTATAATAAAAACGCGAAGAGAGGCTAGTCTGATAATGGGTAAACCATTTTGCGCCAGAGGTTTCATACTTCAAGCACCAAGCTGTGTGGGTCGCAGCGTCAGGTCTATATGTCATAAACACCGAGATGTTGCCAAATGAGAGTCCTGAGTCTGTAAAATGCAAAATATCAGCGTCATCAAAAAGTAATGCGGCTCGCGCTGTCCCTGATGTAACATCTGTAACAAGACTATTGCTGGTGTAAATTTTGGGTTGGTCTGCAATAGTTGGGAAAAAGCTCTCAGCATCTTTATCTACTGCGTTAACTCCGTTACCGGACTGATCATACCATGTGTGACAATAAACTTCATTATCTGACCCTACAAAGGTCGCAATAGTATCACCATCAGAACCCCCAGAGGACGGATTGTATATCTTTGAACTGGCAGATACGAAGCCGTCATCGTCAAAGGCTACATCGGCTGTCCGGTCTGATGTAGCATCGACCCTGATTTTCATGGCATACCCCGCATAGTCCTTGGATAGCTTACGCACCGAATACGCCCTATGTGCTGGAAAGTTATCAAGCAACAGGTTGGGTGCGCCAAACAACCCACTCGCGGGGTCAGCGGTTACGCCGCCACCTAATCCTAATCCAGGAGCCATTGTTCTTTAGGCAGACTTGTATGCAATTACCGCGCCACTAAATAATTGAAATTTAGTAATCTGCCCGTAAAGGGTAATCCCAGCGGGAACTGTTTGCGGGTCGGTATCGCTAGAGTCAGTATCTTCAGCTAACTTTCTGTCGTCATGGACAACGCCCCCATCTTCGCCAGCGTCAGTTAGCTCCGGCCATAGGAGCGTATGGAATTGAGCATCTGCTATAATAGTTATAGCGCAAAATTCCCCTGTATGGGCTTGTCCCGCGCGGTTTTCAAAAATGGCTCCGGCTTCACCGAAGGATTGTTTATCAATGTTGTTTGTAGCCATAGCTAATTATCTTGTTTGTTTGAAATTAATACATGCCTCTCATACCGCTGCCCACTCCTTCGGGTGCGATAGTGACTTTTGGTCTTGCTCCACCTCTATAGGAGTCAATGTCAGCTTCAAGGAGCTTTTGCGCCGTTTGCCAGTGGTACTCAGCCCTTTGGACATCGGCATTGTCTTCTGCCAGCTTGCCCAGGAGGCCGTGTTTTATGATCGTGGCTTCGTTGGGTATATACACCAAATCATCGTCATCCGTTGATACGGGGACATACTTCCGCCTCAATAAGAGCGTAGCCTTTGTGTCAGAGTCCACTGGAGATATCCTGTATCTCCTGAGTCCCCCAGCCCCCGAATACCCGTCATCAAATACCCCCGCCATTAATGATGTAACATCCGAAGCGGCTGTCGTGCTTGGTTCCCCAAACATCCGGTAATCGTGCCATATAGAGTATAGCACTGTTGGGCTGTCGTCCAGGATAGCTGCCAGGACACTGTCATACCCGACTCCTGTTGAGGTAACATCCGCTAAGAGGGTGTAATACCCGCTACTGACATCCTCCTCATTAAGCGTGGTCATCATATCCCGCCAAAAGCCCATCTGATATATACGGGGCATAATTTCGTCCAAGGCGTTGCGGAAATCGGCATCGGTGGCAGCACCTGCGTCCAAATACCCACGGTATTTGGTTCTTAAATTAGCTACGCTTGAAGTTGGCATGACTTACCAATATAGGTGTTTTAAAAGCTATTTCAAGGGATCAACCAGACCTTGATTAGCTACAATTGCGTTGAATACCGCTGCCGCGTCTTCCCCCGTGTAACTGGCGCAGCCTACAGCAGGAGACCTTTTACCGTCCCCCTCGTAGGAAACCCTTGGTTTACCTGGCTCTACGGGGTCGTCTGGAGATAACAGGTCATACATAGCCCACATTCTGGTCGCCTGAGACTCTTCCGGCATGATATCACTCTTCCCCGCTGCCTGCCCCACGATCCACGATTCGGGGCAGTATGCGCTCCACAGGCCGTCCTTATGGGCGATCTCTACCTGATGGTCGATATGGTGGTCAAACACGTCTATGAAGTCAGGAGCCTCGTTTATGTGGGTGTAAAATTTCTTGAACGCTTTTTTCCGCAGAGCATAAGCGTGAAGCCTGCTTGTAGAGGAAACCTTTAGCACACCCTCGTTGGTAGTCGATTTAGGGTTTGATGTATGCTGCCCCCCTAAATACAACTGATCCCAATCGTCTGGGACGTTCTCCATAAACTGATTAATGCGTTTTTGAGAATCATCTAAAAAATGAGCGTCATCCTCAAGAATCAAGATGCTGTCCAAGGACGGGTTATCCTCATTAAGGATATCCTCAATAAGCCTGCGGTGGGATTGGAAGCAGCCCCAAGCACCCACACCAGCACCCCAATACTTCGGGGGAGGGGCTAGGACACCCCTAATGCCCTGATATACAAGCACGTTTGAGCAATCCGCGACACCTGTAGCCTTTATATTTGCCTCAATTGCCTCCAGTCTGTCCGGCCTATGGGTGCAATTGATTATATAGACACGGTCAAACCAGTCAGTCAGTGTCTTCATAGTCAGGGTCTGTCGTAGTCTTAAACATGCTTTTTCTCATCTTGAAAACACCCGCCTGCTGTTTGCTGTTCGGGTTCAGGCCCGCCTTTATAAGCTGTTCTCGTATGGGGTTAACGCGATCCATCTTCCCGCCAGGAGGTTGATCGGCTACGCCGCCCCTATTTCCTCCTTTTTGGACATCTTCATGTGCGCCATGTTTCAAGCCCCCTAGAGGAACGCCACCAGGAGGTGCATCGCCCACACCTGGTACTCCGGTATTTGGGCCGGAGAATACTGGGCCGCCTACAACGATAGGGGGAAATATATCTGGGCCTTTAATATGTTCAGAGTAGTCTTCATATGTGGTTGTGGGGGGAGACCCGCCGGTAGCGTTGCTGCCCTTAACAATTGTAACCGCCCAGTAAATATTATCAAAAACCTTTTGATCGATGGGAGAAGCTCCTTCGTTCTCTTCAAGACCCACATCTCGATGTTCTCCAATGAGGAAATAATATTGCCCTTTTGTCTGCTCGCGCTGTAAAGCCGCCCCCGTTTTCTTCAGGTTCGCAATATTGTTATTCTGTTCAGGGTCTTCGTCCTCACGCCGTAGGACTAACTGCGCGGACGGAACTGTGGTCTCATTTGCTGTCCATTTCAGGTATACTGATCCAAAGGGCTGATCTTCTACATCGGGGTCGTTATCTACATTCTGACCTTTATCATTTACCTGCATGACCTCAGACCCCGCCCATTCTGTATACCTCAACATAACCTGTGGCCCTACGTCCGCCCCCTGATCATCAACAGCCTGGAAAGTAAAGTCCTTGGGAACAACGGTGTCTATACCTGGGATTTCAGCCTGTGCGCTAATTGGGAAAATATTGTGAGTGACCGTGCTTGTATCAACTACCTGAATACCCTCAGTTGCTATGCTGCATATAGAATAAAACAACTCACCATAATAACAGCGCAGGACAACAGTCCCCTCTGGGCGTTCTTCCGTTGCATCTTCTTCCCCGACAGTATACGCCTGTAACTCAAAAGGGTGTATATGACGACCCCTGATACCCTCAACCTGACTGGGGTAAATCTGAACGCTGCTTTCATCATGCCCATCGGATATTGGCGCATGTAGGTCATGCCGCCCGTGCATCCAGGGATGTTCTTTATGCGCCCCGTGTTGGATATTAAACGGGTGGCTCTTATGAACCCCATCAGGTAAATCGGGGCCTGGTAACTCTGGCTCAATGGGCTTGGACATACTTAATCCTCGCCCCCGTCAATATTGGAATCATCTGCTTCCCCTTCCCTTCCCCCATCATTTGGTGCGTACGCTGTGATATGCTCCCGCAAGTAGCCCCCCCTATAGGGTTTCTGGGTGTCTGAGACAACATGAGATTGCCAACTCGTATAATTTGTTGCCTTAAAATTTGCAGTATAGCCCGCATACTCCCACACGGGGTGGTCACTACCAGTAGTATACGTTAACGATACATCGCTGTGCAGCGATGCCTTTACATGGACATTGAACATCGGGGTAACAAAATCCATCGGCAGGGGAACCATCGGCTTTATGAGAGTCAGGTTGCCGGATGTAGCAAGCGCACCGGCATCCCCTGCGGGGGCCCCCCACTCGTCCTTTCTCCAATAAGTGTTTATCTGCATTAATGTTGGCCCGTTATACGCCTCATGGGAAAAATGGGGGGTTACAACAAGCTCTGAACCACCATCACGCCGCTTCCATATATTTTTGGAGAGGTGACTAAATACAGGGGGCCAGTAGTAATTCTGATATGTGTAGTATGATGATACCAGAGCATTCGCAATGGTACTACTAGTCGCATCAGGAACCTTTATTACCTCACGCTCCAGCAGGACATACCAGTTATCGGATAACTGTTTGCCTGACCGCTCTATGCCAAAATGATCAATGCCCCAGAAATTATACGATGTGCCGCTAATATCATATTCAGTGTTAGAAAGGCGGAAGGCGGTTTCAGCGTCTACCGTAGAGACGGTTTCCCCAGCATCGGTGTCATCAAAAACTTTAGTCGCTTTTATCGGCTCGTTGGCATGGTAAAGTGTTTCCTTTGAAGCCAACCCACCTGTGGGGTCATCTAGTGCGGATGATTTTTTCCCGTTATACGGAAAGTCAGGATCGACATCAACGGATGTCATGGGGACGCGCTTTATAAACACACGCTGTTCGACCACATAGAGCGAGTCTAGTGTCTCGTCACCGGAACGAACCTGCTTCTTTTCAAAGAGGATGTAATCCGTGTTATACTTAACAGTCCCCTCAGTACCTCCTGACCCACTCAGAACAGCAACAGCCCCCGCCGCATCTGTATCAAAGGGGGTAATAGATGTGTCCCCTGAAGGCATAAACGTGCATTTGCCATTCTTCTGCCCTAAACTTAATAAGTCATTTGTATCAGATGCCGTATTATACCCTATGAGCGGGGAGGTCTCCTCATAAGAAGTCCGCAATATAACGTAAGTCCTGACTACTGTGTCATAGCGGGGGTTGGCTCCACCCGCTGCGGAAAACTCCCAATTGTAGTCATCCTGGTTCTCGCGGTCTTTGACGTAATACCAATCCTGAAACTGTCCCTGGTCGTCATCCCCATTCTTGATGAGGGCTAAATTGAAACCAGGGAACTTGGTCGCATTGGGGTGGGCTGTCCCGTAAGTCGTATCGTCGGCTGCTCCCGCAGAACTTACGTTCTTACTGGCATCAACGCGCTCGACAACTACGAGATCGGCAACCTTGGGGGTCGCAAATTCAATAACCCGTTGCCGTCTGTTGGAGGATATAGGCATAGGCTAAAGTTTACGATGATCTACCAAGGACTACGACATTAAGTTCATCGGCTCCTCCGGCAGATGTAGGGTCTATGCCAAATGTGATTTGAAGAGTTAAAGCTGCTTCACTATCCGTAAATGGACGGAGGTCGGGAACCACCATAAGGGACTTCACATCAGTGCCGCCAATAACAAAATCAAAGTCAGGGAGGAAAAATTCTGCACCATCTCCTGTCTGGGAATTCTTTACCTGAATATTAGATGTATGCTTGTCTGGATTTGTATACATCAAAAGAGCTACAATACGTCCAGTTGAACCCAGCCCAGTAACATCATTACCCTCTGCGTCCACCAGTGTGCGGTTGGATGCGTCTCCGTCTACAAAGGCATCACTTATGCTTACGGCTCCCGTGCTGAAAGTAAGTGTGACCACACCATCCTCATCAGCACCAGCAGAACCCTCATTAGTAACCTTGAATGCGTATAGCACATCGGCATCGGGATTTGAAAGACCGCCGCCAATAGATGGCTGAAAGGTAGCCCCTACCTTGGGGTTAGTGATCGTGTCAGGGCGAGTCGAGGCAATCGTGGCCTGAAGCTGCTGCCGGACAAGTATACTTGATAAATTCTGAGCCATTTTACTTATGCGGATTCGCCTAACACCACCACGTTGAGTTCATCTGCGGCTGCTGCAAATGTAATCTTTAGGTCTAAGCCAGAGGGGGCTACATGCGGGGTGAACAATATTGTTTTAACCTGGGAGCCGCCTGAAACAAAAGTAAACTTTGGTATATGCCTGGAACCCCCACTATCTTCTATAGTTATGTTGCCTCTATGCTCAGTTGGGTTGGTATAACAAAACACAGACACAATACGCCCATTGGTAGCATGGAGGCTGGAAACTGCTTTTCCTTCAGCGTCTACCTGCGCTCCAGATGAGGCCGTTCTATTGGTTACAGTAGGGGAACCACTTGTAAGTGTAGTTACACCGGTCTCTAAATTCAAAGTTACTACGTTAGTAGCAGATTCTCCAGAAGTGCCGCTACAAGTAACCTTAAATGCGTATATCACATCCGCGCCTGGGCTGGATGTGCCGCCAGTAATCGTAGGGGAAAAGCTCTTACCTAGCCTAAAATTTGTCAGCGTGTTGGAGCGGGAAGCCGCCATAGTTCCCTGGATCTGCTGCTTGAGGACTATGTTGGATAGGTTATGCGCCATGCTACTTGCTTAGTTTCTTCTCGATAGAAATAAGGAAACCGCCACCCATGTCGCCACCTACGCCTCCGTCATCCCCATGCCCTTTGTCGTCGGTGGCTTCCCTATCATGGACGATATAGTCATGGATGGCGGTTAGATAGTTATCAGCCAGGGTGAGCTTGGACTGAATCCAACTCTTGGATAGCTTCTCATCGATACCGCCTTCATCTGCCAGCTTAACCAGCGCACAAGCCTTCGCATGAATGGCGCGGAGGTCACCGGCAGACATACGGGCATCAGACGAATCATCGTCGTGATGCGGCTCCGACTTACTGGCTACGTCCTTGCTATGGTCGGGTTCAGAAGGGGTCATCATCGGTCTAAGCACCAGCGGGTTGTCCAACTGATCTGGTAGCGCGTTTTTCTTCCATCACGCGGTAAAGCTGGATGGCAAATTCGGATACGGATAATTCACCGGAAGCCAGGGCTGCGGTGAGCCTTGGGTCAGACGACAGTAAATCCATAAGTTGTTGCATCTGCTCTTGAGCTTCGGGGTTGTCAGCGTCAAATGCTGTTCCAAAGACTACCTCAAAAAGTTGCCCCATGACAGCTTCGTCCGGCATCTCTGCGGGTTCTTCAGTTTCTTCAACAGCCTCTTCGGCTACTTCCTCTTCAGGGGGTGCTATTTCTTCCTGTGGAAGTTGTGACGCAGCATCGTCGGCCTCTATCTCAAGACCTGTTGCGGCGGCCTCTGCTTCAGCAGCAGCCATCCCCTCTTCGGTATACGGAAATTCTTTGTCTCCTACTCTTGGCATT